GGGGGCTTTGTTTAAAGTTGTTCTCAGAGAATTATTTCTGGGGCGCTTTTGTTCTGCTATTGATTTGTAATCACATGCACAGATTAGACTGCTAATATTATAGGTCTTCTGATGTAATAGATTGTACATTTCATGTAGGAGCTTAAGCGTTCTGGATTTGTAATTTTCAAGTTCAACCGCCAACAATTAACCCAAAGCGCATTTATTTGCCCCATTCATTTGGAATATTTTTGATTGTTTTATAGAAACACTCGAACATCCTTTTTATGGATTCATTCTATGTAGATGATACCCCTGTGTTTTCGAACACCCGGTATGTATTCATTTTATGAAGAAATTCAAAGTTTCCCGAATTTACAGTTATAGGGATCTCGATTTATCGAGGATAGAAACAGATACTTAGTGAGAACTAGACATGCCTCCTGTTGTTATTTAGCAACGCTATAGGAGTTAGTTCTGCACAAGAGTAAGGCTCGAATGCTGGTTACCTGTATGTGTCATGCCTTGCGCATACTAAATCTGCGTGTAAGTCCACGTCCCCGGGCAAAGGTAAGACCCTCGGATGCACGTTAAGCCCTTAGTTGTTTGATTTTCCAATTCATATAGATTGTCTTTTCTATTAGACGGAGAGTAATGTACTCCGCTGAATTGTTAGCACAACGGCCAGGATGGATACCACTTTATCGACCCAAGGACAATGCCCGGCAAGAATTTTAACATTTCCCGACCACTCACGAGGGATGACGGAATGTAGGAAATATTGCTGCTAATTGTACCAAACAAGGTTGCACCCCACAATTACAATGTCAAGCTTTTTTAAAACAAATAACGCAAAGGAAGGTTCGGAAAATCCCCCTTTTAAAACCCAAGAAAGATTTGTCCCCCCCGATTCTACAAATTTGGGCAGTCATGAGGATCTGCCTTCGAAAACAAAACCTCAAAAACCCAAAGGATTATTTGATCGTATCATAGATAAGGGTACTGACAATGTCGGTAACTCTATCAAAGATGCGGTCCAAAGTATCCGTGAAGATATCCGAAGGGAAGTCGATGAACTCAAGAAAGATCTTGATCAGAAAATTGAGAATATCGAAAAAGGCCCTACCATGTCTTCTATCCGGGAATCATCTGAAACGTTCAAAGAAACGCTCAATGATACCCGAAACACCCTTAAAACCGCTGAAACCAAATTTGCTTCAGTGGTTAGCACAGTCAGAGAGACGTTGACAAGTATGACATCCCAACATTCAAATACTAAGTTGGGTATTGCCATAGTCCACGTTTTAGCCCAGATGATCGGAGCCGCTTTTATTTGTTACAAAGTAAAAACCCGATCTGTCAGAGCTGTTGCCGTCTCGATGGCTGTTTCTGCGTTGTCAGCCCACGTGGCAACGCAACTTGCCGACACGATAGAAATCTATCTTCTTTCTGCTTTTGAAGCACTTTTGACGATTTTCTCAGTAGCTAAAGACAAAGCTGCCGAGAAAATAGTGGATGGAAGAAAAGAATTTCTTGCCACAATGTCGGAACCTTCTGAAATACCCGAATATGATTCTGATGTTCGGGTTACTTCAGGAGAAGAAGCTGATCCCACTGGCTTCTTGAAAAACGGAACCAAATCGCTTTTCCTTGTATTCGCCTCTTTATTAGGCGCTAAAGTTGACCCTGAAAAAATAGACTTTGGCGATATAAAAAAGAGTGCCGGATTCACACGCGATTTGAAAGGTATGGCCGGTTTTCTCACATCAGTGATGGGCATGGCCCGCACAGCTGTTGATGGAATCTCAGAGGCCGTTACCGGAGTGCCCGTTCTCAATCGGGCAAACAAAGAAGTTGTTGAAGAAGCGATGTTATGGATGATTGATGTTCAAGACAAGGTGCTTTCTCTTGGCGATGAACAGTTAGCAATGACTGAAACCCCCGAGACAATGCATGAGATCATCTCACTCCATGAGCAAGGTCTTGAAATCGGAAAGAAAATAGACAGACTGAAAGGTCCTGTCAAGTTCCACCAATTCTACAAAATTCAAGACCAATTGCGAGCTATATACATCATGGCGAAAAGGAAGAAAATGACTTCCGGTCTCAGGAATAAGCCTGTCACGATCATGTTGACGGGTCCACCTGGTACTGGAAAGAGTGCCATGAGCGATTACATAACAGCTTTTTGTCAATACCAAGATGGAGTCCCTTTCACTGAGTATTCAGTTTACAAAAAAAACAGAGATTCTGAATACTGGGAGGGATACTACAGCCAGTACACCTGTGAAGTTGAAGAACTCGTTGGACAAAAAGGTGCAAGCGGAAAAGCGTCGGATCAAAAATTTACAGACACCATGTTTATTATTGACGCTGCTACCGACAGAGCCTACCCTCTGAATATGGCTTTTGGAGGTAAAGGCACAACCTATTTTCACTCCAATTTGATTATCACCTCTTCCAACTTGCTGGACCCCAATGCCCAATCACCAACACCCTTGTGGCCAGTTCTCCCGATCGCTGAGGAGAACGCGCTTAAAAGTCGCTTTGACTTTCTTGCTGTTGTTCAATGGAAGGCTGGGTACGGAGCTCACAACGCCCGTGGCACTAATACTAAAGACTTCGACATTAATGCCTGGGAGATTAAATTGTTTGACCCTGTTACAATAGCTCCATTGCAAACTTGCAATGCCATGACTTTCTTTAAAAAGATCTACACAAAGCTGTGCAATTATAGGGATTTTACAAAGAAGTCTAGCCCTACCCGACACATCTTGAATACCCAGAGTAAGGGTGCTTTGTCCAATTTGTTCGGTCCCAGGAACCCCATTTTGGTTCAATCTGGTGAAGATGAACAACCCCTCAAGCCCAGGAAGACTAAAGAAGAGAAAATGAAGGAGGCTGAGGCTGAAGCTAGGCAAGATCTTGAGAGGTCCAGGCTCTATGAAAAAGAAATCAATGAAGGGTTTGAAGAGACTTGGAAAGTTGTACGAGAGAATATGACTGAAATCTTTGAAGTTCTAGACAAAATGGAGAAGCCCTTCTTAGAGCCGAACGATGTCGTCGAGAATTCACCATTGAAGGATTTTGAGATCTACATAACTTTCAAGAATGCTGTCGCCTTAAGGATATTGGACGAGTATATGAGGACTAAAGGACAGTTCAGCCTTAAGGCTGGTTCCCCAGTATACTATTATAAGATGGCCGAGTCAGAACTTGAATTCAAGGAAGCCATCAATGATAGACTCCAACAGCTCAAATCCCAAAACAGAGTTCAAATTGCTGGAGGTGACTTCTCTGACATTGATACGGAGGATCCTAAAGAACTCGAATTGGCCCTGGACTTCATGGAGAGGTATCTTACAGACAGAAAGATCCTCTCTGAGTATCTTCTCACAACACCCGGCGATATGAGAAACAGGGGTTTCTTCATGAGAGTTTTGGGAGACTTCCCCGAGGAACAAAGAGATATGTATGGAGCTCTAATGTATGGCGTCCACTTGAGAAATCGAAAGAGGAACACCCCTCAAGACATTGTGCTGAATTTGAAATATTGTCTCAAGAAATGGAAAGAAATGGGACTCCAATGCAGTAGTGCTGAAAGGAATTATAGATCTTGGAGAAAGCTAAAGAAACAGGCTGCTGAATGGAAGAAAGTCAAGTTGGCTAAGCTCACCGACATCGTTGGCGAAGACCATCTTCCCTTGAAAATAATGGGTGGCCTCGCTGTTATTGGCGCTGTCGTTGGAGTGGCAGCTGGAGCAATCAAGCTGTTTACCATGATGTCTCGTGATGATGAAGAAGAAGAAGAGGAGTTACCTGAAGCCCAGTCCATAGGAGTTAGAAGGCCTTCAAATAAGAATAAGAAGGGCATCTTTGCTCCCAGAAAGATGAAGTTAAAAGACCCTGTGGTCAAAACTACTGGCATGGATTCTGGAGCAATAGATGTTTCTGAAAACGTGGTTCGTCCCAATACTTACCACCTTGTTTTAGTGTTTTCAGAAAACAGCACCGTCCGACGTCTACATGGTGTCGTCACGTTCATCAAAGGAAGGATAGCTGTGACTCCTGCCCACGTTTGGTATGAACCGATCAAAAACCAATCAAAGTGGACCGCACAATTTGTCTGTGCTGGCAATACAGACAAGAATTTTGAAGTCTCCCTGAACAAATTGAGATATCTGCAAGATGGAGACAATGATCTGTTGTTCCTACTATTCCCCCCTGAAGTAAGAGAGCATAAGGACATAACTAATCACTGGATGACCGACGAAGATATCCAGAAAATGAAAGGACTTCACCACAACATTGGAATTTGTTGTCCCAGAGAAAAGTCTTTCACAATGATGACCACCGACAAAATGGAATTCTTGGAAAATTGTGTTGCCAGTGATGAAAAGAATGACCTTATCTGGACCACGCCCAACTCATTCCGCGCACAAATGCCCACCCTCAGTGGAGACTCTGGTTCTATTGTCATTTACTATGGAACCCATTTTGTGAGGAAAATCTTCGGAATGAACTTGGCTGGTAACGCAAACGAACAAATGTGTTACTTCGCCATAATAACCAAGGAAATGTTGGACGAAGTCATTGAAGTTTTCATGCCCAAGACTCAAAGCAGTGAAGATGAGACTTACATCGACCAGGTGAGAGAGGAATTCGAAGAATTTTTAGACGAGGAAGCGAGTGAGACCAAGAAAGAGATCTTTGAAGAGAGATTTAAGGACATCAAGTTCGTTGGATGTGTCAAAAGTTCTTATAAGCCCAGAGATATGGCCGTCAATGATCAGGTTGAAGGTCCAGCCTCTGGCCTACTGATCGACATACTTGAAGTTCCTTGTACCCTGAGACGCATTGTCGGTCCCGACGGCAACACGCCACTTGAGAGGGAAGTTGTGAAGTCCAATTACAAACCGAAGGACATGACTCCCGAAGTTAAGAAAGTCTACGAAAATATCGTGGAGAATATCTACGAAAAGTACCATTATAAATATAGTGAAAATAGACTCTTGACGCTCAAGGAAACTCTCAACGGTGTGCCCTCAACCCGTTACCTCAGAAGTATGGCTGCAAACAAGTCCCCAGGCTTCCCTTACACTGTCACTAAAGAAAAGTTCTACATTAGATCTGCAAATGGAGAACTCCACCTCACCCCATTTGGAGAGGCTGAGTTGATACGCATCAAGGAAAAAGCTATGAAAAACGGGAAGATTCCAGCCGCGTACCGTATCTTCTTGAAAGATGAAAGAAAGTCCCCATGGTTCAAGATTAGTAATGGGAAAATGGAAGTCGCCACCATTGAACAAGTCACTGAAAGGAAAATTGAAGATCCGAAGAGTTGGCACACAAAAACCAGATCAATTTGTGGTGCCCCCGAGACCTTGAAATTGTTGACTAAACAATACTTCGGAATGGCTGCTAATCAGATCATCACTCAAGACATGGAAATGCCAAGTGGCACACAAATTGGCATGAATCCGCACAGTCTCGACACTCATCATCTCTATATTAAGCTTGCCCGTCTTGGCAGTCTTAGAGTTTTGGCTGGCGACTATGTTGGATTCGAACATGAACTGAATGAAGAGAAGGTCAAGCCACACTTTGACGGAATGAGGCGATGGTATGATAAAGGCCCTAACAAGTCCTCCCCTGTTGACGATTTGATCAGAGAAGCAATTGGCAACACCACAGCTAGACCAGTGGTGATTGTTGATGGAGTTCTCCTCCAATATGAGAGAGAACCTTCTGGTCATTGGTTGACTGCCCTCTTGAATTCCAAGGTCAATGAAGCTATGATGAAGACAGCCCTTTATTTCTTAATGCGTGAGAATGGCTATGATAAGTACTGTGAAGAAGACTTTGATGCCTACTTCTGCGTTGTCACTTTAGGTGACGACAACGTACTTGCAATGAAGGCCGAACTCACCTTTGTCACCTTGAATGCCTTATGTGACAAACTCAAAGAATGTTTTGGTGCAAAAATGACAGATTACCGTAAAGTCATGGCTGATTACCCCGAACGCTGGCCCAAATATCACAACCTCCATGAGATTGAATTTCTCAAAAGACAATTTGTCCAAGATGAATTCGGTTGGTGGCACATGGCTCTGAGGAAGACGGTTATATTTGATATGATCAACTGGGTTTCCAAGGGCCTGAATCCCATTGAAGCCACTAGAGATAATATGATTCAGTCCATATTAGAATCATTTCATTGGGGGCCACAGTTCTTTGATCAAGTGAAGGACAAGTGCAATCGTTGGTTGTCGCACAGAGGAGTTGTTCCCATAACGTACAGGTACCACTCATTAATGAATAAGTATTTAAGTGGAAGTCTGGAAGAATTGCTCCCTGAGGACAAGCCGAATGTTGTCCAAAGTCTAGTCGAAGTTCAGAGCTGGGAAGAAGGCACAGATGAACATGGTGTGCCTGTCCCTATCCACCTAGAAGAGTTTCCAATGAGGACTTCATATCTGACATTGAGCGATGCGGAATCCGATGCCATTGCCCATTACATAAGAACACACGGGCCCGCCTTTAATATTGAACAAGCCGATGTTGTGATGACATGGTGTGTTGAATGTCGCGGCTACGGCGAAGACGCTGGCAATGAAGAGTATTGTTCCGACCGTCATGAACAACACGAATTTGTCAGCTACGATTGTTGGGAATTGAATTGGCCGGAGATTATAGACGAAGCCTGGGAAAAGAGGTATATTCTCAAAGATGCCTATTTCTATTTCTATGAACCTCTTGGCTTTAGGAGGAGCTTTCCATACGTCCTAGGAATGCTTCTGAACAAAAGCAGTAAGGAAGAAGAGTTCGATTGGGATAGATATCAACATTATATTGAAGAAGGAATCACTTTTTACGACCCAAATTGCATAGAGAATTGGAGGGTCAATGTTCAAAGCGGAGAGGATTTTCAAGAAGGTCAAACTTTGGCGAAGATCAATGAAAAGACGGAAATGGCTGAGTTTGCTGACCAAACATCGATCACTGTTGAAAGGATCAGATTGACACGAAGTTCATATACCAAGATCTTCAACCCTCTGCAACATGAGAACTGGGAACAAGTCCTGTCGAGAGTTGTCAACAAAACCTTTTCTTGGACTCCTAGTCAAGGGAGAGGTTTCAAAGTGTTCGAACTCGATTTCCCAAAAGCTATACTTGAAGAGAATGAATATATGTGGGAAATCGTTCGTCAATATCAAAGATTCTCAGCTTCTATACATTTGGAGTTCAGGATCAATAGCACTCAATTCCATAGTGGGGCTTTGGCCATTTGTTACTTGCCGCACCTCACTACAAATTTGTTCACGAGAAACACTGAGTTCTTTACGGCTCCCACGCCCTTGTGGGTTAACGCGGCCCAAGCCGGAAACATGGAACACAGAGTTGTGAGTGCTAACACCCCCACTGTTGTCACAGTTGACATCCCTTATGTCAGCCCTTCCCACTTTTGGAATCCTTTCCACTGGAAAGATGAACAAATGAAGGGTTTCTTTGGGCGATGCGAAGTGTGGGTATTATCTCAGTTGATGAACTCCCAAGACACCGCGTCCCCAGTGACGGTTTCAGTCTTCATGAGCTTCAGAGATATTGTTCTCACTGGTCCCACGATCCGAGGGACAAAAGTTACGTCAGGAGAAGATACTGAAATGTCAGAGATTGGTGATGGCACGATAAATCATGGTTACTCAGAAATGGAACAAGAACAAGTCAAGAGCACCAAGAGTCGCATTATCTCACAAGCCTTCGGATTTGTTGCTAATGTTTTTGCAGCATTCAGAGTGTTCCCAGTGGTTTCGGGAATCTCCACTGCTGTGTCACTCGGAGCCAGGGGCATCTCCTTGATAGCCCGTGCTGCCGGTAGGAACAAGCCCACTACTCTTGCAATAATGGAACCTAGACTATTGCAAACCACTGACTCTATGGTGTTTGGAATGGGTAACGATGGCTGTCAAAAATTCGCAATGGACCCGCAGAATATAGTTGCCACAGACCCAAAAGGCTATGCTGACAGCACGGATTGGATGCTTTTTGACAATTATAAAGCTGTCCCAGGAATAGTCAAATTCTTTACTGTGGCTGCTGCTGATGAACCTGGCGCTATATTGACCAGAATCCACGTCTCTCCTACAATTTGCCAAAATGTAGTGATGGAGACGACGCAAAAGTTCAATTTGGAATTGTCTACGCACTTGAGTTATCTCTCGAGCCATTTCAAATATTGGACTGGTTCCATGAATTTTTATTTCATGATATTTGCAACCAAGTTTGTTTCTGGTCGTCTCAGAGTAACGTGGGCCCCTTCCACTCACCATCAACCAACCACTGGCTTGGACCAAGGTGCTGCCAATATGATTAATCAAGTCTATGATTTCAATGGCGACACCCAATTCATGTTCAATGTACCATATCTAGCTCTAAATGATTGGTGCAGATGTGTTCCAGCCAGTCAACTGAACACCATGTTGGCTGATGATGCCCGCTTCCACGATGCAACTGCAGGAACCTTACTTGTGAGTCTTGCTAATAAAATGGCCTATAGCATGGAAGCAACCACCGCCCAGATAGACGTTGTCGTTTACGCGTCTGGAGGCCCCGACATGAGATTTGCTGTACCATCAAGTCTTTATAATGGTTACAAATTTCATGTAAGAAATATGCCTGCCGTCCAATCTGCTGAAGATTGGTATGACCCAAGAGGCGTGTTCCAAACGACATTCCCGCCTATCCACTCAGGCTCAAAACACATTGTGAGAGAGAAAGTGGAAATGGGCGAAGAAGTGATGGATTTCAAGACTTTATTCCATCGCTACACCAGAGAGGTGATCTCCGACGGAGAAAATGAAACGATTGAACTCAACGCTGCAAACAGGAAGTCTGAGTTCGCGTACAGTAGAACCAGCCAATACGCTGCTTTTAAAAGAGCGTTTTTGTTCCATCGTGGTTCTGAACGTTTTAAGTCGTTCGTTTTCAAGAGCGGCACCTCAATGTTGACTACACAATTTGTAACATTGAACCCCAACAATGATACGACTAACATCGAAGGTAATCCGTTGCACAAGACGGATGGAGTTAGTTCCCCTGGTCTTGCTGGGACCATGTTACAATCGGAAACTGTACGTCCAGTGATAGAATTCGAAGTGCCTTATTATTCGATCAATATGATGAGGCCCGGAGACATCACCGACAGTTTCCCAGGTGAAATGGATCATTTCATGTACCCCCAAATTGGTTTTATGACCATGGGTGCAGAGACCGAACCTATTGCAATCATTTTCAGTGCAATGGGGGATGATTTCACTGTTGGTGTGCCCGTGACACCACCAGCGATCTATTACACCTTGGCTCCCGCTGAGCCACAAACCGGCGGCAATCAGCCGGTCCGCATGAGCTCCCGACGTCGTTTACGAGATGGAAACAGTAACGACAGATGACATGCGGAGAATCGACAATTTACTTTACTCCCTCGCGCAACGTCAAGACGCGCGAACTATACACTTAGCTCCTTGATTCGAGGGGCGCAATCCTTTTCCACAAAAAGGTTTGGCGCCCCGTTCAAGGGCGCCACGAACAGCTCACTGAGTTTGTGGTTTTTAGGTTGCGTCACTTTTGGAGGAGTCCAAACACCCCTAAGTGGCCCAGCCTTGTGTTGGTTTGCGTGATGCCCTTTGGCGTTGCGTTTGAGGTAGTTTCC